CCTGTGAAAGCAACATCTAAAGTTTCCATGTTATCTATTCTGTCAATAGTTAACTTTTTACCTTTATCTTGTGTCAATTTTAAAGTTTCATATTCAAGGTCTACTGAACCTGCAACAAATCCTGTAGATTTGTTATAATCTGATAAACCACCGTTGATAGTTCTTTTAGGTACTAATACTTCATTAGCAGCTTTACCTTCCATTACGTTAGGTGTATTAAGTACAGCAGTTTTACTTTCCACTGTGAATTTTTCATCAAGAATAGTTAAATATTCTTTTGCTAAGTTTATAGCCATTTTAATTTCCCCCTTATTAAAAAATTAAATTATAATCCCATTTGTTTCCTAAGTTCTTGCAATTTGGTTTCTTTTATATTATTAGCGTTTGCTGGATTAACGCTTGAACCCGTATTTTTTACTTTTTTAATTGCTGGATATTCTTTTTCAAGTTCTTCAAGTTGTTCTTGTAATCCTTTAATTGTTTCATCTTCTACGGTAATTTTAGATTTATCCAAAAGCTTATTTAAAAGTTTTAGATCATAATCTTCACCTTTAGTTTTTAATTCTGATTCAATTAAGCGATTGTTTACTTTAGTAAGAATTTCTTGTTCCTTTTTAGTTAAACTATTTTTAAATTCATCAATATGTTTTTTCCAATCAGATACTTCAGCATCTGGGTCTAAACCTATTAATTCTTTTAAAAGGTTGTCACGTTCTTTTAAAGCTAATCTTCTTGCTTTACTTTCTGCCCTAGTGTCTTTTAAATCTTTAAGTAATTCTTCAGCATTAAGTTTTACTTCTTTGACTTCAGTAGTTTCAACTACTTCATCTTTGTTAATTTCTTGATCCATCAGGATACACCCCTTATTTATTAGGACATCAAGTCCATTTTTTATATAAATATTACATTTTAACTGGAATAAGATAATGGTAACAACCCGGATGAAGGTTTAAATATTTACCAAATGGTAATTTAGGATATTTATTATCACCACCACTTATGCTATATATTTTACCTTCTAATGGTTTACATATAGGACAAGCATTAATATGTGATGATATTTTAACCAGGTCTAATCCATTTGCTTTCATTTTAATAATAGTATTATTATTTTTATTATAAACATAAGCTGTTGTGGTTACTAAATTAGTATAATAAGGTAAATTTAATCTTCTACCTTTAGGTGAAGTCCAAGTAAATATTTTAGCTTGTTCAAATACTTTATTTTGTAATCGCTTTAATTCCTTTTTAGTTTTGGCTTCTAAATTATCAAATAAATTTAAGTTATTTAATATTTTTATTTGGGCTGAATTATTAGCTTTATTTAATTTATCTATAGTTTCATTATAAATGAATTTATCTTTACTTAAGAATTTAGCCCAATTTTTTATATATTTCTTATTTTTATTAAATAAATTTTTTACTAATTTTGGATCTTTTTTAATCATAGCATCTATTAATTTGTTTTGTAATATTTGTTGTTCTATTACTATTTCCCTTACTTTAGCTATATTATATTTCATCATCCATCACCGTCATATCCGGGTTATATTCTTCATTTATTTGGTTTAATTTAACTTTAGCTTCTTCTTCAGTTATATCATCCATATACATAATAGCTTCTACTTTTGACATAGTTCCATTATCAAGTCTTTTAGTAACATAATCTAATTTTTCTGAATCAGAATCCATAAATAGATCTTCCCATGAAATTTCTATTTCTTGTTTTTTGTTTTTCAAAGCTAATTCTTTATTAATTGCTTGTGTAATTAATACATCTAATTTTTGTCTTAATCCATTTACAGTGGATATAGCTTTAGAATTAAGTCTACGCATTGCTTCACCACTTAAACCTGCTAAAACTTCTTTTTCAGTATCTAATATTATAGGTCCTAATCCACTAACATCAGCTAATTTTTTAAACCATAAATTTAAATTATCAAAAGCTGCCGATAAACTAGCATCCCAAGTTATTCTTTCAGGTTTAGGGTCTTCTTTACTTTTCATTATTAAAGCGTTTTTAAGTTTATAATAAGGTTGTCCATATTCATCATAATCTATAGCTGATTCTGGAACTATTAACATAGGGTCTACTGATTTATCTAATACCCTATTAATTTGTGTCATACCTACGAATATTTGTGCTAGTGGTATATTAATTTTATCAAATAAAGATTTACCATATACATTTTCAGAAGTTGTTGCATTTTTAACTATACTAATAGCTACTTCATTTAATCCGGTTTTTGTTTCTTTTAATTCTATTAAACTACCTATTCTACCATCTTTATAATTATAAACACGTTCTTCTAGAATACCTGGTGTATGTATTTTAGCATAAAGTTTATTAGAAATAGTAAATATAACACAATGTTGTTTTACTTCTTTAACATTTAATTCATTAAATACTGGAAAATAGAATCTTGGATCTATAGCTTCCTGTTTTATTTTATTATTTTCTATAAAGGTATAATTAATTGCTTGCCCATATCTTAGGAAATTTATTAAGTGTTCTTTACTTAATTCATTATCCCATTGGTAATTAATTACTGGTTCTTTATTAAAAGTTAAATTTAAAGTAGTTTCAATAATTTCTTGATTGTAATTTAAGGGTAATACATTATATAAAGTAGTATTCCATGAATTTAATTCTTCTTCACATCTTTTAAATTGTTCTTGGAAAAAAGGTATTTCACCATATTCACCTTCCCAAGCTTGAAAACAATTTTGTAAATATTTGAATCTTTCTAATTCACTTTCGAATGGAAATTCTTTACCTGGTTTTAAATATAAATTAATATCATTAAATAACAATTCTACCACCCCTTAAAATATATAATTATTACATTAATTTATTTATTTTTTATATTAGCAAATTTAGATCTACCGGTAACATCTTTTCTTAAATCATTAGTAGAATAAATTAAACAATCTAAAAGATGGTCATTTATTTCTATAGGTTCATCGTAATATTTTTCTTGGTCTTTATATTTCTTATAACTGTAATTTTGTATTTCCCTTATAAATTCCCTACAAAGTGGGTGTATATAAATTTTATGTGATTTAACCCAATCTATAGCTTGTATTTTATAATTTTGTCCTTTATTACATGGATCCATATTATAACCAGCACGTCTAACTTCTGCTATACGATCTTTTTCAGCTGAATCACCAAATAATAAAATTCTATTTTTTTTATAATCAGTTGTATTTAAATAATTTATAAAATCAGAAGTTATTATTTCTTCTTTATAAAATTCTTTAGTTACATAAATTTCTTGGTCTTTCCAACCTATTTCTAATAGGCAAAGCGGATCATTAAATCCCCAATCCACACCACAATATATTTTATTAAAATTTTTATAATCAGTATTAAAATCTTTAACTTCCCAATTATTATATACTAATCTACCGGTTTGTCCCCATTCACCTAAACAATAAACTTGATAATATTTATAATTAGTTTCTTTAAGTCTTTCTAAAGCATTCACATAATTACTATCTATGAATCTATTATTTAAATAAGTTGATCTATTTATAAGACAATCTTCTACTTTTTTATCAAAGAAATAATGTTTAATCCAATGTGAATCTGAAATAGGATTAAAAGCTAAAAACATTTGATATTTATAATTATTTATACCACGTAAACGTAAATCTAATTGTTCGAAATCTTCTTGGTAAAATTCAGAAGCTTCTTCCATAAATATATCAGTTATTCCTGAAATAGATTTTATTTTTTCTTGATTATCTAATCCGGTCATTATTACCATATTACCATTTAACAAACAAGTTATAGAAGAATCTGATTTATTAAAATTAAAATGTTTTTCAAATCCCCAATCTATAATAGTAGTTTTAAATTCTTGAAAAGTGGAATTTTTAATAGTTACACCAAATTTACGTAAAGCTAATAGTTTATATTTTTTTCTTATTAAAAGTCTTATTATAAAAAGTTGTATTAAGAACCTTGATTTTCCACTACCACTACCACCAAGTAAAACATTATATCGATAATCACTTTTATATATTGGTAAAAAATGTAAGTTCATATGTTGTGGTAAATTGGTTAAATCAATTATCATTGTCATCACCAAATTCTGGTAGTTTTATTTCTAATTGGTTATTAACTGTTATTTCAGGTTTACAATTCCACATATCTAAATAATCACCTAATAATTTAAAAGCTGCTATTTTATCCCTATTTTTAGCATATGGATCATTTATTATCTTCTTTAATCCCATTATTATTTCATATCTTTCAACATTAGCTTGTCTGGAATTTTCTTCTTTAATTTTTTCAATGTAATTTTTAACTTTAACATCTGTTAACATTCTACTACCTTGTTCAGAAGCCGTCTTTGGTGAATATCCTGCTACAATCATAGCCCTAGTAGCATTCCAGTCTTTTGTATATTCTTCACAAAATATTTTCTGTTTTGGTGTTAATCCTTCCATAAAAAACCTTACCCCCTTAGCTTCAGCTAAACGCTAGTAACAAATCATTATTACTTTTTAATTATTACCATTAAATAGAATAAAAAATAACTATTAAAGTAAATAGTTATTTAATAATTATTAAGCTTTGTATAAATTATAAGCTTTATTTATTATTTTCTTTAAGTGTTTTGATTTCCAGCTTTTTTTAAATTCTTCTGGTTTATCTATTATACTTAACCAATTTTTATATTGTTGTTCAGTAAGGTATTCTTGTAAGTGATATCTAATAAATATTAAAAAGTCATTAGGGTAAGTAGTTTCAGTTTGAATTGGTATATCTATTGCTTCTTCTAAAGGTAATTTTTCTTCATATAATTTACTTGGTATTCTTAAGAAAAGTATTTTTAAATATTTTAATAATTTATTTCTAGTTAAGTCTTCTATAGAACCATAATCAGGTTTAACCAGGATAGCTTGTATCAGTTCTTTAGGTGTTAGATGTGATTCTATATTAAAGTTAGGTATTTCTTTTAAGGCTAGTTCCCAGAATGTAGATACAAATTCAGATGGGTCGTAGTGTTTATTAGCCCTTTTATATAAAGTAGCTTGAAATTTTTGGTCTTGAAATACAGCTGTTAAACAATTTAAAATATCTTCTGGTTCCCATATAGTATATACTATTTTTTTACGCCTAGACATTTTAACACCTTCTTAAAGAATAATTTAAGTTTAGTTTTCCAGGTAAAGTTAGTTGCTATCACACCTAAATTTTCTACTGTCCCATCTTTTCTGGTTACAGTAGCTGTTATTTCATAAGAAGTATTAGTTTTCGTTTGAAACATCTTTATCACCTGCCTGTATTTCTTCTAATATTTGTATAGCACCTTGGGTTAATAATATGCGTTGCTTTAATTCTTCTGCATAATTTAAAGCTTCTGTTCTAGTTTCATTCAAAGCTTTTAGGTTAGCTTTTAATTCTTCTAATTTTTTACTTATTTCATAAGCCATTATTTTATACCCCCATATTTTTTCATAATATCTAAAGTTAAATTTGTTACTTCTACACTAAATATATCTTCAAAAACCTGTTTACCTAATAGTTCTTCCATGGTTAAATAAGCTTCAAATTCTTGTAAAGTTTGATAAGTAGTTAATAGTTTGTAATCTAAATTCATTTTATAAGCTTTTACTTTAAATAAATTAAAACCTATTAAAAAAGTAATTTCATAAGTAATTGCAGATTTTGGTTCTATTTCAGATTTAAATTCATGTATAAAGAAAGCATCTTGTGGTGTCCAATTTAAATTATCTTTATATAATTGATAAGCTTCTTTAAAATTTTTAATCATCTTCTTCCCCCAAAAATAATTTTTTTATTAGGTCCCTAAATTCTTGATTATCTTCTGTATCTTGGTCAAGTTGTTTTATTAATTCTGTTATATCTTCTTCAGGTGGTTCTGGTATTTCTACTTGTATTAAAGTACATTTACATTCATAAGTATTATTTAAAGTATTAAATTTACTGAAAGTAGCACATTTATTACAATACCTATACATTCTTCTTCACCTTCCTTGGTTTTTTAATTTTAGGTTGGTCATATATACCATCTACACCACATATTACCAAACCAGCGGCATCAGTTTCATCATTAGTGATGTCTTCAGGTAAATTAAAATC